TAAAGACTGTGGTTGTGGCAAACGTAAGGATGCACTAAACAGAATCTTTCCATATAAAACAAATTAAAAATGGCATATCCAAAATTACAAGCAGGTAGAGCAGCAGCAGTTACTCCATCTGATACAGCAAACATTCCAAACGTAGCTACAGAAGATGGTAGTGGAAACAATGGATGTGTATTGTATGTAGGTGGTACAGAAGCAGGAACATTAACTATTCAAACAGTTGGTGGTGATGATGTAACTTTAACAGGCGTACAGCCGGGTTCATTCATTCCTATTCAGGTTTTGAAAGTTTATGATACAGACACTAGCGTTACGGATATTATTGCACTTTGGTAATGGATGGTTTAATCATTGGAATTACTATTAGTATATAATGACTGTTCACGAAAAGAATAAGTTGGAGTCTATGGCTGATGAGATAGAAGCAATCAAGGCAGATATGTCTGAATTGAAGGTAATGATTAAAGATGTCCATACGTTATTAGCAGGCAATGCTTCTTTTCCTGACCAACGTGGGCTTGTTGAGGATTATAACCAAACGAAAAATAAAGTAGAGTTATTAGAGAGTGACGTTAAAAAATACAAGTCATACTTCTATGCTCTAGTTACACTAGTAGGATTAGGTATATTAAATTTTATAAAAGATTTATTAAGTAAATGAAACTTAAACTTGTCAGAGAATTCTTTACACCAACTGAGACCTTAGGGTCTTTGTTGATTGATGGTAGATTTTTTTGTTATACATTGGAAGATGTAGACAGAGGATTGAAACAATCAATGGCTTTGGCTGATATTAAGTCTAAGAAGGTAAAGGCTCAGACTGCTATACCTTATGGTAAGTATAAAGTTGAGTTGACACTTTCAAATCGTTTTAAAAAGATTATGCCACTAGTAGTGGATGTTAAAGGATTTGAAGGTATTCGTTTTCATGGTGGTAATACCCATTTAGATAGTGAAGGATGTATTCTTGTTGCTAAGCAACGTAATATAAATAAAGCAAATCCTACTATTAAAAAAATCATGAATTGGATTTTGGGTTCAGAGTCTGATAGGTTAATAAAAAAACTTACAGGTGAGAAAGATATTGAATTAGAGATTATAAGAAAAGATGGCTAAGTCTAAAGTAGCAGAAGTAAAAGCATTTGCAGCTAAGAATAAAGTTAGACGCAAGGGAGTTCACTCTAAAAAGAGTACAAGCAAGTTGGTAACGAGTAAACTCTATACAAAAAAGTATAGAGGTCAAGGAAAATAATTATGAACTTCAAGAATTGGAAACATTGGAAGACTTCTTTATTGGGGTCTATTATTATTGTCGCAGCTATTGTTAGTGTATTTATTAATACTAATTGGACTGATGCTATTGTAGGAATATCGGCAGGCTTAATGTTAATCTTTGCTCCCGATACTATCCTTGATAAGATAAAAACTCTTATCAAAATATTATTTGTGATGTTTGTTTTACAATCGTGTATGACAAATAAGAAGTTGGCACAAAAGTGTGCAGACAAATTCCCAATTAAAGATAGTACAGTTATAGTTGAGAGAATAGATACAACTTATATTACAATAAAAGGAGACACTATTAGAGTTCCTTTTAAATCAGGAGATTCAATCGTGTATAAATTAGTTCAATGCCCACCAAAAAAGTTGGCACAAGTAGTTAAGTATAAAGAGAAGTTAGTATACAGAGAGAATACTGCAAAGGTTACTATATTAAATATATTAAATGATTCTCTTAAAGTTCAGAATGCATTGCATAAAGAAAATATAGCTGAATTGCAGGAGAAAAAAGATAAAGCTGTAGAACGTAATTGGTACTTGATAGGTATCATAGGTCTATTTGTAGCTTACAAGTTAGTATCATGGCGATTCTTGTAATAAAATCAGTCATAAGTTTTTAGTATTTTTGTATAAATTAAATTAAAATGAAATTAGAAGAACAAGAATTTGAAAAATTAAAGGAACTTAACACGACGTTAATCCATTTAAAGTTGGCAATTGCTGATGTTGAGGTAAGAAAACATGCTCTACTTAAAGAGAGTGATGGTCTTAGAACTTTAATGCTTGAACAAGAACAAGAATTAATTAATAAATACGGACCTGACTCTGTAATTAACATGCAGACAGGCGAGGTAACACAGAAAACAAATGAAAGCACCTAATGAATTAATAGGATTGTTGTTCCATTCGAGAGATGCAATGCATCTTACTCATTTGAATACAACTTCTTTTGCAGAGCACAAGGCTCTTGGTGGATATTATGATAGTATCCTTGATTTAACCGACAAGTTTACTGAAATTTATTTTGGTCGCTACAAAAGATTGGCTATTACTATCCCTGAAGCTAAGGTTGAAGGAGCAGTAGAACACTTAAAGGGTCTACAACAGATTATTGATGCAGAGCGTGGTCAATATAGTTCTGAATTACAGAACATTTTAGATGAAATGCTTGCAGTAATCAACAGAACTTTATACCTTTTAACTTTAGTTTAACAACTAATGGCTAGAATTAGTACATATCCTATAGATGCTACCCCAAGCATCGAAGATAAGGTTATTGGTACTGAGGTCAATAACGAAAATGAGACTAAGAATTACACAATAGGTGATATTCTCAGTCTCATTGTTATACCTACACCAACCTTAGACGAAGTCCTACAAGCAGGTGGAACATTAGAGGGTGATAGGGTTATCGATACCAATGGATATGACTTATCTTTTATTGGTAATGTAGATATGGAGCAACTTGTTGTTTCAAATAGCATCTTTGCCAATTCATTCGTAAAATTAAACGGTCTAGCCACACAAATATTAGCAGCAGATGGTTCTGTAATTGTTGCAGGAACAAATATATCCATATCAGGGGGAACAATATCTGCTACAGGTCAAGATGGTACATCAGGTACATCAGGAACAAGTGGAATAAATGGAACTAGTGGGACCTCAGGAGTTAATGGTACATCAGGAGTTTCGGGTTCTTCGGGTTCTTCGGGTTCTTCGGGTGCAAATGGGACTAGTGGGGTAAGTGGAACTAATGGTACGTCAGGAATTAACGGTACAAACGGTACTTCGGGGATTAATGGCACGTCAGGTGTTAACGGAACTAGTGGTTCTAGTGGAACTAATGGTACAAGTGGTACTGATGGGGCAAGTGGGACTAGTGGAGTTAATGGTACAAGTGGTACTTCAGGTGTTGATGGTACTTCAGGGACTAGTGGATTGGATGGTACATCGGGGATAAGTGGTACTAGTGGAACAAACGGTACTAGTGGTACTGATGGAACTAGTGGTACGCATGGTACTAGTGGGTCTAGTGGCATAGATGGCACTAATGGTACGTCAGGTATCAATGGAACATCAGGTTCTTCAGGAGAATCAGGTAGTTCAGGCTCATCAGGTACTAGTGGTACTGATGGTAGCAGTGGAACTACAGGGACTTCAGGTACATCAGGAAGTTCGGGTACATCAGGTACTAGTGGAACAGACGGAGTAGCTTCAGGAAGGTTATATTATTTTAATAACTCTCAAAACTCAGATATATCTCCATATAAAGTTTTAGCAGAGCAACCAACTACAGCATCGCTTCAAACCATTACAAAAACTTTAACAAACAATCAGCAGAATGTTTTAGTTCAGGAATTTTTAACACCTGAATTTGGATTTACTTTAATCCCTTCAGGTATACAAAGATTTACTTTGCATTCTTTAAAGCCTGCGTCTAATGATAACATTGGAATCTATGTAACTCTTCAATTGGCTGATGCTTCAGGTGTTGGTTACAGTTCAATATTTACAACAAATACAGTTATAATTGGTTGGGATGGTAGTGGAGTTCCAACCGAAAATGCAGTTGATATTGTATTCCCAAATACTACAGTTGCAGCAACAGATAGAATGATTGTTAAGATTTACTTTAACAATAATGATTCAACAACCCACATTGTTAATTGGTACACTGAAGATGGAGAATATTCTTATGTTGTTACATCTTTGTCTGCACCTGCAGGTACAAGTGGGACATCGGGTACAAGTGGAATAAATGGTACTAGTGGAAGCAGTGGTAACTCAGGCTCATCAGGTACATCAGGTTCCTCAGGTGAATCAGGAAGTAGTGGAGTGTCGGGTACTAGTGGTACAAGTGGATTAGATGGTACTAGTGGATTATCAGGTTCGTCAGGAACTAGTGGAGTTGATGGGACTTCAGGTTCTAGTGGAACTTCAGGAGTATCAGGTACGAGTGGTGTGGATGGTACTAATGGAACAAGTGGATTAAACGGTACATCAGGTTCGAGTGGCGTGAACGGAACCTCAGGAACAGATGGAACATCAGGTGTTAGTGGAACGAGTGGAGTAAACGGAACATCAGGTACGGATGGTACATCAGGAGTTAATGGCACATCGGGTACATCGGGTGCTAATGGAACCTCAGGTACATCGGGTGCTAATGGAACCTCAGGTACATCGGGTGCTAATGGAACATCAGGTACGTCAGGAATTAATGGTACTAGTGGAGTAAATGGGACTAGTGGCGTTAGTGGTACGAGTGGAACTTCAGGAGCAAATGGTACATCAGGTGTAAATGGCACGTCAGGCACTAGTGGTACATCTGTTACTGTATCAGGTACTAATAACTATGTAACTAAATTTACAAGTGCTAGCACAATTGGTAATAGTATTATACAAGATGATGGTACGTATGTTGCTATTGGGGCAACACCAAACTCAAGTACAAAATTATTAGTTAATGGTAGTTTATCTATAGCGACATCTAGTTTCTTTTATTTAGATTATAATACAAAGAATGCTGCTATAAGAGCAAGTACAACAGGAAGTGCAGAGATGGAGTTTTATACTGCAGGTACTTCAGGTTCAAATATACGTATGAAGATTGCATACGATGGTGCTGTTGCTATATACAATCAGTTTAATCGTCAGACTGCATCTTATACATTAGCTTTATCTGATGCAGGAAAGATTGTTGAAATGAACGTAGCATCTGCAAATAATTTAACTGTACCTCCTAACTCAACTATTGCATTTGTAATAGGAACTGAAATACAAGTTCTTCAATATGGAGCAGGGCAAACAACTATTGTTGCAGGTTCAGGTGTAACATTAAGAAGTAAATCAGGTCAATTAAAAATTGGTAACCAATATACAGGAGTAACACTTGTAAAAGTAGGTACTAATGAATGGTATGTAATTGGTAACGTAAGTGCATAATGGGACATTTACTATCAAGTGCTATAAAGATGCAGGGTACAGCAGCAGCTGCTCCTACTATACAGATAAATAATTTAGGTGGAGCACTCGTTAGTTGGGAAAAAAATGGAGTTAGTCAAGGTTCTGTTGGATTTTCTATAACTGTTACATTAACAGCAGGGGATACCTTTAGGGTTACAGCAGATGAACCATTTGATATGGGTGTTACTATTGATTATTTTTTAAATGGTTCTTATGTTACATCTTATTTTGATTTTACAACTGCACAGACACCAACTATTACATCTGTTGCTGGTAACGCATATAAATTTGACTGCTATGGTGGTGCTTAATAAATAAAATATGGAAATTATATACACTTGGGAAATAACTGCAATGGAAGTTATCTTAAATCAAGATGGACTATCTAATGTTGTAAGTAATATTGATTGGAGATTAATAGCTACAGTTGACGGTGAGAAGTATCGTGCTGAGCAATGGGCTAAGCAATATGTTAGTGCACCTGATATAAATACATTTACTAACTATGAAGACTTAACAAAAGAAGAAGTAATCAGTTGGTTAGAAAATGTATTAGATGTTGCTCAATTAAAAGAAAGTTTAGCATATCAAATAGACTTACAATCTAATCCTATTACTGCTATTCTTCCTCCACCATTTCAGAATTAATAATATCAATTATATCCTGTGGCTTGATACCTGATTGGCATTCAAATTGTCTATCAGTATCTTTATGTATTGGACACCAATCCCAATCCCCTTTATCAAATTTAAACTCAGGGTTGTTCCAACATCCATGACAAACATTTTTGTTTATAGGTCTATGGCATTTAAACTCATGGTCAGCTTCTGTGAAGTTGCTAATCATTATCACTTCTTTGTTTAGTGTCCAAGCTAACCAACTCAATCCACTTGATAAACCTATAAAGAAATCACTGTGTAGTATAAAGTTTATAGTTGAATTAATTGATTTATCTACAGGTACGGAACAATTATCAAATGGATTATCTTCTAATGAAACATTAATTACCTTATACCCTTTTGAAACTAAGTAGTTAATTACCTCTTGCCAATTTTCTTTTGACCAAAACTTACAACCTGCTGTAGAGTTTGTAGCTATAGTTACATACTTATCTATTGGTGGTTCCATTAATTCAAATCCTATTACAGGTTTAATCTCTTTATATTCTAATCCAAGAATATTAGATGCTGTTTTTTGTAAAGGTATTGTGTTAGGTAACTCAGGTTCTTTATTGCTATTATAAAACCAACCAAGAGAATACATTGCATATAAGTTCTTAACTGTTGAGCCGGGTTCAACAAACTCAATATCAGGGTATGTATCTACAAATAACTTATTCCAAAATGTACTTACAACTAAATCGCAATTATGTTTCTTTCTATATTCTTCGCAATAGGGAATCCAAGCTAATGTATCTCCAAGAGATTTGCTATCAAAAGAAATGTATACTCTTTTATCTTTATCGTTATACCTATCAGTATATACTAAGTTATTTTTACTATCTATAACTTCTACAGCCCAATCAGAATAGTATTCACGATTGAGTCTAGTCCAACTATTAGATTTTATTTCAGTATCATAAATTAAATTATCCTGAGTATAGTGACCATCAAACCATCTAACATTAAATGTTTCATCAGACTCTCCTAGTATTTCTAGGAATGGTTGTCCAACAAAATGTGTGTTTATAGTTAGTTTATTTTTTTGTGGTTTGTTATCCATAATACTTTTGTATAACTCAATATGACTTAATGCAAATTCTTCTGATTGTCCTAGAGGAATTTGATAATCAATATAATATTTATTTAAAGCTTCTTCTAATTGTTTTTTTAAATTAGGTGTGTCTATTGGTGTTATGTAATCATCAAACATACCACAATACTGAGGTAGGTTTCTTGCTAGTATTGTACAACCATGACTAATAGCTTCACGAATAACAAGAGGGTTACACTCCCATGTGCTATTGAAAATAAATACATCTGCAGCTAATAAGAATTTATATACATCATCTCGCTCACCCCACACCTTGCAGTTATCGGGCAAGTCTTTCATTATTGGCTGCCAATAATCTTGAAAGTTTACAGCTTGATTTCCTACAAAATGAAACTGTACATCAGGCATTTGCCTAGCTAGTTCTACTGCTTCTATTTGATTTTTACCCGGAGTCCAAAGACCTACGTTAACAACATGCTGTTTACTTCCATCAAAACCAAGTTCCATGCATGCATCTTGCCAATTGTAATCATCACGCTTATCAGTAATTGGAAATTCTAATACAACCTTTTTTGATGGCATATCTTTAAAAGTTTCTAAATGATAAGGAGTACAGAATGCGTACGCATCAGGGTGGAATCTTTTATTTCTATTTGGATTAAACCAAACATTATGACAGGTTTCTACTATACGCCAAGTTCTATCCTTAGCATATAAAGCTTTCATTAATTCTTCAGGCACTTGATTGTGGGAATCAAACCCTTCAATCATTTCATCTATATGTACAATGTCAATTTTTAAATTTTTAATTATATCAATTAACATCATCTTATCTTCACCAAGAGTTATTATTGGTGTTAACTCATCAATTTTATTTTTATGTACAACATAATCATTGCTATAGTTTTTGTACTCTACTACATATATATAAGCATCTATGTACTTCTGTAGGAGTTCAACTCTTTTTAATAAGAATGCAGGCATTCCACCTGTAGATAAATGTGGTGCGAGGAAGAGTATACTGATTTTATTATTCATTAATTCAATTATTAGTATATTTGCAAATACAAATTTACGTATAATAAGAATATAATCAAATGATAATAAGGAAAATATCTATAGGACCTGATTATAAATCAGGGGCTATGCATTACATAACAGGACAAAAAGTTCTAGGCGATAGCCATGTAATCCATTTAATTAAGTATGAAGAGAACTTCGGCTCATTTCAAATATGGATTGAAGCAGATGATGAAGTTGTTCTTTGGAAAGAGTTTACATCAAACGTACCTGTATCAGTAGAATATAATATAGATTTTAAATGAAATCACCTTTCTTCTTTATAGCAAAACCCATTAAAGGGAAGAGGTATGATAATACAAAGTCCATTGGTGGTATTGAATTTATAACTAGTACATCTGAAGAAGACCATAGGTATTCAAATAGGATGGCAGAAGTTGTATCTGTTCCACTAGGATATGAAGGACCAATTAAAGAAGGCGACACTCTATTAGTTCATCATAATGTTTTTAAATATTATAATGACATGAAGGGTAGACAAAAGAGTGGTAAGAGTTTCTTTAAAGATGATTTATTCTTTATAGAGTTCGACCAATTCTTTTTATATAAATCTGATGGTGATTGGTTCTCACACGATAGATATTGTTTTGTTAAACCTATCCCACCAACTGAATCTTATATAATGAAACCATTCAAAGAGGAACCATTGATGGGCATAATGAAATACACTAACGAAGAGTTATCTAGACTTGGTGTAAATAATGGAGATAAAGTTTGTTTCCATCCTGAGAGTGAATATGAATTTAATGTTGATGGAGAAAAGCTTTATAGAATGTTCACACATCAAATAGCAATTGTACTATAATATGGAACAGCAGAAAGATGTAAAAGATATTAAGCTAAGAATTATAAAGGCAGGTCATCGTGCTGTAGAGGAACTTATTCGTGTTGCAGAAGAAAGCATCATAAAGAATGGAGAATCTTTAGATGGTGATTTGGCTGCAGATAAATTAAAGAATGCAGCAGCTACAAAGAAGCTAGCCATATTCGATGCGTTCGAGATTCTTACTAGAATAGAATCGGAAAAAGAAAGCATTGAGATGTCAGGGCGTGGTGTTAAACAAATAGATACGAAACAAGGTTTTGCTGAACGAAGAAGTAAATAGTTTATATAGGGTACTAGATAATTATGTTCCATCAAATGTAATCTCCAAAAAGAATGGAGCACGTACGTGGTTGTATGGTTATGATGAAAAGTATGATATGGTTATTATCTCCAAGACAGGTCAGATTGGGGAGATAATAAGTATAGAAGGTCTTGTTATTGCATTGCCTCTAGTAACAAAAGATATTATAAAGAGAAGCGATAAACGCTCTGAGCAATATTGGGAAAGGAAAGCGTTACCTAATCAGCTAGATAAAATACAATCTATATTTCAGTGGAATGATATGTCTTCTGATTTTAAAAATCAATGGGTTGATTATATAGAGAGTGAGTTTGATAGACGTGAGTATGGGGCGTGGTTCATGAACAATGGAGACCCTACATATATCACAGGCTCTCACTATATGTATCTTCAGTGGACAAGTATTGATGTTGGTTATCCCGACTATCGAGAAGCAAATAGAATATTCTTTATTTTTTGGGAAGCTTGCAAAGCAGACCCTAGATGTTTTGGTATGACATATTTAAAGATACGTCGTTCAGGATTTTCTTTTATGGCTTCATCTGAGACTGTAAACTTAGGGACAATATCTAAGAATAGAAGATTAGGTATTTTATCTAAGACAGGTGCTGATGCTAAGAAGATGTTTACCGATAAGGTTGTACCTATCGCAAACAGATTACCATTCTTCTTTAAACCTATTCAGGATGGTATGGATAAACCAAAGACTGAATTAGCATTTAGGATTCCTGCATCTAAGATTACAAAAAAGAATATGCATGAGTCTGATGATAATGAGATGGAGGGATTGGATACCACTATAGATTGGAAGAATACAGAAGACAACTCTTATGATGGTGAAAAGCTTTTACATCTCGTACATGACGAGAGTGGTAAATGGACTAAGCCAAATAATATATTAAACAATTGGCGTGTTACAAAGACGTGTCTTCGTTTGGGTAGCAAGATTATCGGTAAGTGTATGATGGGTTCAACATCTAATGCACTTTCAAAAGGTGGTGATAACTATAAGAGTTTATATGAAGACTCTAATGTTACAAGAAGAAACTCAAACGGTCAAACTAAATCAGGACTATATGCATTGTTCATTCCAATGGAATGGAACATGGAGGGTTTTATAGATAGACATGGTATGCCTGTATTCAGGAAACCTAATAATCCTGTGATGGGAGTTGATGGGGCATGGATTAGAAATGGTGCTATAGATTATTGGGAGAATGAGGTAGACTCATTAAAGAGTGATGCAGATGCACTTAACGAATTTTATCGTCAGTTTCCAAGAACTACATCTCATGCGTTTCGTGATGAGAGTAAGTCATCTATATTTAACCTAACAAAGATATACCAACAGATAGACCATAATGATGGTCAGATAACTGCACACCATTTAACTAGAGGTAACTTCAATTGGAAGGATGGCATAAGAGATTCATCTGTTATATTTACTCCTGATAGTAGAGGTAGATTTAATATTAGTTGGATTCCTGCAAAAAATTTGCAAAATAGAGTGGTAGTAAAGAACGGTATCAAGTATCCTGCTAATGAACACATAGGTTCATTTGGTTGTGACTCTTACGATATATCAGGAACAGTTGGTGGTGGTGGCTCTAATGGTGCTCTGCATGGGTTAACTAAGTTTAATATGGATGATGCACCTAGCAATGAGTTCTTCTTAGAATATGTAGCTAGACCACAGACAGCAGAGATATTCTTTGAGGAAGTATTGATGGCTTGCGTATTCTATGGTATGCCAATACTTGCAGAGAATAACAAACCTAGATTGCTTTACCATTTTAAGAATAGAGGGTATAGAGGGTTCTGTATGAATAGACCCGATAAGCACTTCAATAAACTCTCTCAGACAGAGCGAGAACTCGGAGGGATACCCAACTCATCTGAGGATGTAAAACAGTCTCATGCGTCAGCTATTGAGTCCTATATCGAAAAGTATGTAGGGTATGATATGGATGGTACATATAGAAGTCCCGATGAAATAGGAACGATGCCATTCACTAGAACACTAGAGGATTGGGCTAAGTTTGATATTAGTGATAGAACAAGATTTGATGCTTCGATTAGTTCAGGATTAGCTATCATGGCTAATCAAAAACATCTGTATTTACCTGAACAAAAACAATCAAAAATAAGCGTTAACTTTGCAAGGTATAATAACAAAGGTAATACAAGCGAATTAATTACAATAGATGGAAGATAATATTAAGGTAAATATAAACGCCACAGGTTTCCCTACGCAATTTGCTCCCGATTCTGTAAAGGATTCTAAGGAGTTTGGGTTACAGGTTGGTCAGGCTATTCAATACGAATGGTTTAGAAAAGACGGAACTCAATGTAGGTATTACAATCAGTGGCGAGATATGAATCGTCTTAGATTGTATGCTCGTGGTGAACAGCCAATAGCTAAATACAAAAATGAATTAGCTATTGATGGTGACTTATCTTATCTTAATTTAGATTGGACACCTGTTCCTATCTTACCAAAGTTTGTTGACATTGTTGTTAATGGAATGTCTGATAGATTATTTAAGGTTAAGGCTTATGCACAAGATGCTATGTCTCAAGCTAAAAGAAATAAATATCAAGACATGGTTGAAGGGCAAATGGTTGCTAAAGACCTATTGCTTACTATAAAAGAAAATACAGGAGTGGACCCATTCACTGTAAACCCTGAAGAACTTCCTTCTACTGATGATGAGTTATCATTATACATGAACCTCAACTACAAGCCTGCTATTGAAATAGCAGAAGAGGAAGCTATTAATACTTTATTTGATATTAATAAGTATGAGGATTTACGTAAAAGATATGATTACGATATAACTACTATTGGTATTGCAATAGCTAAGCATGAGTTCTTGCCGGGTGCAGGTGTTAAAATATCTTATGTTGACCCTGCTAACGTAGTATATAGTTATACTGAAGACCCTAACTTTAAAGATTGTTTCTATTGGGGAGAGATTAAAGCTGTACCAATTAATGAGATAAGAAAGATTAAGCCTGATATTACTGATGCAGAAATGGAAGAGATTGCAAAGTATGGTCAGAGTTGGTACAACTATTTTAACGTAGCACAATTCTATAATAATAGTTTATTCTATAGAGATACTTGTACATTATTATATTTCAATTATAAGAGTACCAAAACATTTACATACAAGAAGAAAGTAAATGAAAATGGTAATACTAAAGTAATAGAGAAAGACGATACATTTAACCCACCACAAGAAATGATGGAAGAGGGAGGTTTTGAAAAAATCTCTAAGACTATTGATGTTTGGTATAGTGGTGTTATGGTTATGGGTACAAACTTCTTATTAAAATGGGAAGTTGAAAAGAATATGGTTAGACCTAAGTCAGCTAGTCAGCATGCTATTCCACAATTTGTGGCTGTTGCTCCTCGTATGTACAAAGGTGTTATTGAATCATTGGTAAGACGTATGGTTCCTTTTGCTGATTTAATTCAGCTAACTCACTTAAAACTACAACAAGTTATTTCTCGTGTAGTACCTGATGGTGTATTCATTGATGCAGATGGTCTTAATGAAGTAGACTTAGGTACAGGTAACGCATACAATCCTGAAGATGCTTTACGTTTATACTTCCAAACAGGTAGTGTAATTGGTAGAAGCTATACCCAAGATGGAGATTATAATAATGCTAGAGTGCCAATCCAAGAGTTAAACTCTAACTCAGGTGCTAGCAAAACACAAATGCTTATTGCTAATATGAACCACTATTTAGATATGATTCGTTCTGTAACAGGATTGAATGAGGCTAGAGATGGTTCTACTCTTGACCCTAATTCTTTAGTTGGTGTTCAGAAGTTAGCAGCATTGAACTCTAACACAGCAACAAGACATATTCTTGATGGTAGTCTATATATTTATAGAACACTAGCAGAAGCTTTGTCTTATCGTGTTGGAGATATATTGCAATATGCAGACTTTAAAGATGAGTTTGCAAATCAAATAGGAAAATATAATACATCTATCCTTGAGCAAATCAAGGAACTTTATATTTATGATTTTGGTATCTTCATAGAGGTAGCACCTGATGAGGAACAGAAAGCCCAACTCGAAGGAAACATACAAATGGCTTTGTCGAAGGGTGATATTAATCTTGAAGATGCCATTGACATACGTGAGATTAAGAATCTCAAACTTGCTAATCAATTACTGAAACTTAAACGTCAAAGAAAACAAGAACGTGAAGATTCAATGGTTATGAAGAGAGATGCTATGGTTGCTCAACAGCAATTACAATCTCAACAAATAGCAGCAGAATCTGCTATGCAACAGATACAAGCAGAAACGCAATCTAAGATTCAAATTAAACAAGCAGAGATTTCATTTGAAATTGAAAAACTAAATAAAGAGGCTGAGTTGAAATCTTACTTGATGCGTGAAGAGTTTGACTATAGCATGCAGGTTAAAGGTCTTCAGGAGATGGCTATTAATCAAAGGGATACTGAGAAGGAGAAAGCTAAAGATAAAAGAATTGGCATTCAGAATACTCAGCAATCTAAATTGATTAACCAACGTAAGAATAATTTACCACCTATGGATTTTGAATCTAACGAGGATAGCCTAGATGGTTTTGATATGGCAGAATTTGAGCCTAGATAGGTTTAAATGCATATCTATATTTTGTATAACTTTGTAAAAATTAAATCAAATGGAAATTAAAGTAAAAGCTATTGATGGCATTGAAGCCAAATCAATACAGGAAGTGGAGAAAGAATTACTCCAAAAGCAT